CAGAGAGGTTCTCGACGAGTTGGCGACCTTCGACTTGCTGGTGATCGACGAAGTCGGTGCTCAAAGTGGCAGCGCGTATGAACTCGGGGTTCTTCATGAAGTGATTGATCGCCGCTACCAACTCGTCTTGCCGACGATCGTGGTTTCCAATTTGGCAGCTGCCGAACTCGCTCGCTACATTGGTGATCGCGGTTTGGATCGTTTGAGACAGGGTGGGGGACAAGCCGTCGGATTCAACTGGGCCTCCGCGCGAGGTGCGGTATGACCAGAGAGCTGTTTAGCGATGAGGCCGAGCATGCCTTGTTGGGTGCAATGCTACTGGACTCCAACCTGTTCGACTCGATTACCGGCCAGGTGCAGGTTGCGGACTTCCACGATCCGGAGAACGCTGCTCTGTTCCAGGTGATGGTTCGCTGTCATGCGGAGGGGAATCCTGTCGACCCTGTAACGCTTCATGACTTCACCGAGTTTCTGCCGAGCGGCGCGCGAACGCTGCTCTACGCCGGCGAGCTAGCGCGCAATACACCTAGCACTGCCAACTGGAAGGCCTATGCCAAGGTCGTTACTGAGCGGGCCGTTCTCCGCCGTCTAGTGGACGCTGCCGACGCAGTGCGTGAGCTGGCCACCGAGAATCGGCCGGTTGCCGAGATCATTGCCAACGCCCAACAGGCGATGGCGGATCTGCGCGACCTGCAAACCGATGAACCGGATTACAAGCGCATGGATGAGGTCGTGGCGCGCAACATCGATATCATTGACTCCAAGTTCACTGGCACGCTGCAGTCGGGCCTGTCGACCGGCCTGATGGATCTGGACAAGCTGATCCGCGGCCTGCGGAAAAAGACCGTCACCATCGTGGCCGGCCTGCCGGGGAGCGGTAAAACCACGCTCGGCCTTCAGATTGCCCAGCACATCGCTTGCAGCGGCGCCGGCGTCGGCATGGTGTTCTCGTTGGAAATGCCAGAGGAGGAGCTGGCGAATCGCACACTGGCGTCCATCGGCGGTATCGATCTGCGAAAACTCGATGACGGAAAGCTTCAGGACGATGACTGGCCGCGGTTGACATCGGCGGTGGGCAAGATCATGGATAAGCCGCTGTTCGTTTGCGACAAGTCTGGGCTGACCGTTGCGCGTATCCGCAGTATTGCCCGACAGGTTCAGCGCGCCCACGGGTTGGACGTGGTGGTGATCGATTACATCGGCCTGATTGGCTCAGACGTAAAGGAGTTCAACCGCACTTCGGAACTGGGCAAGATCTCGACCGGGATCGTGAACATCGCCAAAGAGCTGGAGGTGCCGGTGATCCTGCTGGCGCAACTCAACCGTGATTCGACGAAGCGCCCAGGCAAGAAGCCAATCGCTTCCGACCTACGCGACTCCGGCCAGATTGAGGCGGATGCCCACTGCATCATCCTCGTTCACCGCGACAATGACTCCGAGGAGGGGCAGAACGGCGTTACCGAACTGATCATGCCCAAATGTAGGCATGCGCCGGTCGGCTCCTGTCTTGTTCAGCAGCAAGGCCAGTACGCCCGCTTCGTCAACTTCGCCGTTCACCGAGAGCCATCTGACGAAGAGGTCGAGATGAATCGCCCATTCGCTAGCAAGTACAGGGGGAGTGGTCAATGAGTACTCATGTTGCTGCGATGCTTCCGCCCAAAAGCATGAGCGAACTTGAGCGGCAGTTTTTGAAGGTCGCCGGCGATGAGTTGGCCAAGATCAAGGTCGGTGGTCCGACCTCTCTCGCATATCTGCTCGACATGGTCGCCAGTTGGCACGGTAGTCGGGCACAGCTTGGTTTCCACGACTTCGGTCAGCGGTGGTTGATTGAAGGTAACGCCAAGAACAAGGCCGCCGAAAGGTTACTTCGTGACCTGTTCGGCCTCAGCGATCCGGATCCGAGGAAAGCCGCATGAAGAAACGCACGTACGTTGGCAAACCGCTAGGTGATACCGAGTGGATGCTGGAACAGTGGGGCTTTTGGCGCATGGATGGAATGGGAGTGCCGCATTACGTTTCCCCGCTCCATGCACTGATGCGTGACAACATGCAGTGCCATGGTGGAATAAAGGAGTACTCAGTGACCGATGACCTGGCCTTGGTGTTGGATGGGGCCGTCGCCCGACTGACGAAGCGGGATCAGCAGATGGGAAATTTTATCTGGCTTTACTTCGGTGCCAAATGGACGGCCTTACGCATCGCAAGGGAAAACGACATGGGCGAGGCGAAGGCGAGGGAGGTCATCAAGGCTGGAGTCGCTTGGATTGACTCAGCCTTGGAGACGATCCGTGAGGCAGCGTAAAAAAGTCTTTCCACGCGGATAACTACTTGTTTTCATGGCACGGTGTTCAGCTTTTTAAGCGCGACACAACAGATAAAGCCCGCCTGATGAATCGGGCTTTTTCGTTTTTGTCTGATGTGGCACTCTGATGGCGTCAATTCATGAGAGGGACGCAGATGACAAGGTTCGCGCAGCTACAAGAAAAGTATGAAAGTGAGAAGGCATCGGATCAGAGCTATTGGGCCAACCTGCATGGCATGGTCGATAACATCCGTTGCAATTTCGCGCATTACCTCGGTGTCGTGCCTGGCCATATGGTCTCCGTTGGCGGGGTTGAAATCCCTGTTGTAAGCGCGGGAGTTATTAATGATCGTGGGCAGTTTGAAGTCTGGAGCGTAGATAAGCTGCCTCGAAGCGAACGTAGTATCGTCTTCGCCTTGAGGCTTACGTATGGGACTGAGGCCACGCAGTGCGTAGGGACAAGCAAGGCCTTTAAGCTAACTATGCGGTCGGAAGGTGACACATTCTTCGTGAAGGTCGACGGGTTTCCAGAGGCGTTCAAGGGGCCTACCTTCGAACCTCTCTACGAAGCGCTTTTCAAACACGCAATCAGCAATATCGGAACTGTGTAGTTTTTATTACTAACTAGCTTCCAGAAACCCGCTGCTCGGCGGGTTTTTTATTTCTGCCGCCTAAGCATTGATGGTGATGCAGCTCGCTCGTAACGAGACGACACAGGGTTCGAGTCCTTGAGGCGGCACCATATTCCATCATCCGCCTCCCCAGCGGACTTCGGCGCCTCGCACGGGCGCCTTTTTATTCCCCCACCGCCGAGACCAACGAGGCGCTTATGAGATCGCAAGCCATGTCAGAGCCAGGACCGTTGACCGCATTTGGTGGGATCGCGCTCTACAAGCTCGGTGCCTTCGGTTTCGTTGCTGTACTGGCCGCCATTGTGGTTATGGCCATGACGCTGCCCAAGACGGTGCGTGAGTTCGTTGTAGCGATGATCAGTACGACCGTCTCCAGCATCTGCGGCGGCGCCTTCGTGGTGCGCTGGTTCGATCTTGGCGCTTGGGCGCATGACGACATCGGCCTGATTGCGATCGGCGGCATCATCTTCGTATGCGGCCTTCCTGCATGGGTATTGGTCCGGGCTTGGTTCAAGTGGGCCGAGAACCGCAAGGACAAGGATCTGGCGCAACTGGCGACAGACCTGCAAGACCTGAAGAAGACCGTGACCGGCGGGCAGTGACATGACCCGCCAGATCAAAGTGCGCGCCTACCTACCCTGGTGGTTCCGCACCTACGTCCGAGCGGTCTACGCATTCGCCTACATGACTGGCCTTGAAGTCGACACCGACGTGATCAGGGCCCAGGCCAAGCAAGTCACGCGCTATCGCGAGATCGAGTAACAGAAGGAATTCAGCATGACCGACCAACCTGACTGGGAGCGCATCGAGCAGCTCTACCGGGCTGGCGTGCTTTCGCTCAGGGAGATAGCTGCGGCTTGCCCGGGCTCGAATCACATGGCGATTGCTCGCCGTGCCAAGAAGCTTGGATGGACGCAGGACCTTGCGGCCAAGATCAAAGCCAAGGCCGAAGACATTGTTACACGGCAGCTTGTTACAGAATCTGTTACAGCCGACCGCGCCGTAACAGATCGCAGTGTCATTGAGGCCAACGCGCAGGCCATTGCGAACGTCCGCCTCGGGCATCGCACAGACATCAGTCGTTCGCGTCGGCTCGCCAACAAGCTGCTGGATGAGCTTGAGGCGATGACGGACGACAACGGGACGCTGCGTGAGCTGATTGACCAGCTTGCAGATGCAGAAGGCCCTTCATCGCTGCTTGAGATTGCGCAGAAGGTTGCAGGGCTTCCAGGCCGGAGCAAGGTGATGAAGGAATTGAGCGAGACGCTGAAGACGCTGATCCTCCTTGAGCGCCAGGCTTACAATCTCGACACGCTGCCAGATGGTGGCGAATCAGCCGATTCGAGCCTGACCATCCAGTTCGTCAAGCCATCCAATGGCAATTGAGTTCCCCGACAAGCTCGCGTTCCTGTTCGAGCCACACCGGTACAAGGTGGCATACGGCGGGCGGGGTAGCGGCAAGTCATGGAGCTTTGCCCGGGCGTTGCTGCTCCAGGGAGCACAGAAGCCGATGCGCATCCTTTGCACTCGTGAGATCCAGAAGAGCATTGCCGACTCGGTGCACAAGCTTCTGGCCGATCAGATAGCCAGCCTAAAGCTCGGCGGCTTCTACGAGGTTCAGCAGGCCTACATCAAAGGCAAAAACGGTACTGAGTTCAGTTTCGCCGGCCTGCAACAACACACAGTCGATTCGATCAAGTCCTATGAGGGCGTCGACATCGTCTGGATTGAAGAGGCACACGCGGTCGTCAAGAAGAGCTGGGACGTGTTGCTCCCGACGATCCGTAAGCCGAACTCCGAGATCTGGGTTACCTACAACCCTCAGCTTGAGTCAGACGAGACGCACGAGCGCTTCGTGACCAAGCCTCCGCCCGACTGCGTGTCGGTGCTGATGAACTACAACGACAACCCATGGTTCCCGGCGGTGCTGGAGCAAGAGCGCTTGCACGCCAAGGCGACCATGAAGCCAGAAACGTACGCCCACATCTGGGAAGGCAAGTGCATGCCGGCAGTCGAAGGCGCCATCTACTTCGAGCAGATGAGTCAGGCCGAGTCGCGCATCGCCAACGTGCCGCACGACGGACTGCTGAAGACGCACATCATCTTCGACCTTGGCTGGAACGACGCGATGACGATCATTCTGGCGCAGAAGATGGCCGGCGAGATCCGCATCATCCACTACATCGAAGGCCATCAGCGCACGCTGGCCGAGTACAGCGCCGAGCTGAAGGGCTTGCAGTTGGATGGGCAGCCAATGAACTGGGGCAACGTCTATCTGCCTCATGATGGCTACTCCAAGCGCCACCAGAGCGGCAAATCAGACGCTGAGGTCATGGGCCAGCTTGGGTGGACTGTGATGCCTGTGCCGAACATGCACGTCGAGCAGGGCATCAACCGGGTTCGCGAGGTATTCCCCCGCACCTACTTCAACCGTGACCGCACGGCTCGCCTCGTGGAGTGCTTGAAGCGCTACCGCCGGCAGATCAACCAACAGACAAACGAACCGGGCCAGCCGCTGCACGACGAGTACAGCCACGGCGCGGACGTGATGCGCTACCTCGCCGTCGTGGCTGACCAGCTCAGCAATGACGAGTGGGGCGGTCAGCTCAACTATCGCAAGCTCAACAACGCATAAGGGCACGAAATGACAAAGGGTCTGACCGAGGACGAACTCAAAGCCCTGGTCGGGGCCGAGATGCGCCAGTCGCTTGGGTATTCGTCGTCCAAGCTGAGCATTCAGCGCCAGAAGTCGATGTACTACTACCTCGGTATGCCGGTTGGTGACTTGTCGCCGCCTGAGGTGGATGGGCGGTCGTCCGTGGTGTCTACCGATGTGCGCGACACGATCGAGTCGATGCTTCCGCAGCTGATGGTGACCTTCGTCGGCTCCGACACGGTGGCCGAGTTCGAAGCGACCAAGCCCGGCGATGAGATGAAGGCCGAGCAGGCGACCGAGTACGTCAACTACCTGTTCTACAAGAAGAACAACGGCCACCGCATCGCTTACACCTGGATGAAGGACGCGCTGCTTCA